CTCCATAGCTGCGCTTATACTGTCTAAATCACACCTTTTTAAGGTTTCATCATCTATTTTAGTAATATATTGGAATATTTCTTTGTTTAAACTTAACATTTCTGTAGATGTTATCTTTTCTAAAGGTTTGTTTTCATCAAACTCCCCTTCTTTTAACCTAGATTTATGCATTTCTTGATGTTTTAGTATAATAGCATACCAACCACACCAATATTCAAGAGTTATGTCCTTCCAATCTGTAGGGACATCATATTTTTTACCATCAATATCTAATGTAACCATTTATTTTGTTATTTTAATTTCAAATTCTTTATAATAAGTTTCTGTTAATTGTTCTTCTTCATAAATGTCAGATATTTGTCCTATTAAATCTGATGTTTTTATAGTCAAACTTTTTTTAAGTGTTTCTATTTGACTTTTCATTCCTCTACTATTAATACCTGAAAGAAATCCTATACTTGTAAACAACACTAAATTAGGCAACATATATCTCCATTCGTATATATGTTTTGTGTCTTTTTTAGCATCTTCAGCAAATTCGTTAGAATAATCAATAATTGTTTCTATAATATCATTAAAATCACTGAATTTACCGATAGTTTCATCTTCAGTAGCGTAATATATGACTGATTTTACATATCTCAGGTATTTATTCAAAATTACCTTATGATTTGCGTTATCACACATAATTTCAGTCATAATATACAATTTTTTTACAAAATTAACATTTTACAAAATACAAACTACGAAAAAATTAGAAAACTACTCAAAGTAAACAATTTTACCTGTATTTGACCAAATTTCCTTGTTTACAGCCATAACTAAACAATCAACCATGTCATCATGTCTTGCAGATGGAAATTTAACACATTGTTGTATAAATTCTTCGTTCCATTCTCCTTTTAACAAACTAACTCTTCCACTTTCTAAAGTTGCAGATATATCTTGTACTCTAGCTACCTTATCTTTTGTTGGTGGTTTATCTTCTCTAATATTTAATCCTGTTTCTCTTTGTAATGTTTGAACTATAGATTTACCTGAAGCTTTTGGTTCTACATAAATTCTACTACTGTTTGTATATCCGTTTTTTTGTACCCATTGAGGTATAAACCTAACTAAGTCAGGAAAGTCCTTATGTACATTTACACAAGATATAATTTGCCATTTGTTTTCTACAAAAACATAAGCTAGTAAAGCTGATGGGTCATTTTTTTGATTTGCTGTGTATGCGGGGTCAATTATAAAATTCACTACAGAATTTTCATTATATTTTTTATGCTCATCTATTTTTAACCAATCCGCTCTAATCATACCACTGTTTAGTGGTGTAGGTGTCTGCATAAGTTGTCCAGCATATCCATAACTTCCTAAAGCTTCTTTGTAATCTTGTAAAATCTCTTTACTAAACCTATCTTTCCAAAATAAACCATCTTCTGTGTAGTAACTTTCTAAAGATTTAGGTTTTATGTCTATAGATTTTTCTGCGGGTATGCAGATATGTCTATATTTCATTCTTGTATTTAACCCCCCTACTAAATATCCGCTGAGGTCGTTTTCATGTATTCTTTGCATAATGATTATACGAACCCCCGTTAATGGATTATTTAATCTTGAGTAAAATGTTGTACGATACCATTCATTAGCATTTTCCCTTTCCACTTCAGACGCAGCGTTCTTTGGGGAAACGGGGTCGTCTATAATGAGAAAATCTGCTCCTTGTCCCGTAATCGTTCCCCCTACAGAAGTAGCCCGTCTCATTCCCAAAAAATTATTTTCGTATCTAGCTTTTAAGTTTTGGTCTTTTTTGATATTAAATATTTCTCCCCACCTTTCTTTAAACCAATCACTTTGTATAACATCTCTACTTTTTGTTGCGTGTTCTATAGATAGTTCCGCAGAATAAGAAGCCGTAATAAATCTTAATTTAGGGTCTCTTATCCAACACCATACAGGAAAAAGAACAGTAGTAATTAATGACTTCGTGCTTCTGAAGGGTACATTAATAACTATGTCCTTTGTTTTTGGTCTACCTTCAATTATTCTTTCAGCCTCTTCCTGTAATAAGTTACATAAATATTTATGATGCCAGTTAGTTGATAGAGGCACTGATGGTTCTACTATTTTCCAACTTAACTTAAAAAAATCATAAAACGACATTTCACATAATTTCTGCTCAATAGCAAATTTTATAGGGTCGTCTTTAATCGTTGTATTCATCTAACCTTTTTCTTAATTCTTCTACAGATATATCTTCATTAAAATCAACTTTAATTCTTTTTGATGTATTATCCGTAATCTCAGATGAGGAAAGTTTTGGTACTGTGTAGTTCATTAGTTTAGCTACCGCATTTATATAAGCTTCAGGGTCTTTATCAAACAAAGCTTCTAAAGCCATTTTGATTTTTGTTGAATGACCTTCCAAAGCCCAAGCTAAAGCGTTTCTACTCATTGCTGTTGTTTTAGCTTTTCCCCTTGTAGGTTTGATGTTTTTAATTTCATCGGTTACTGGAGGTAAAGTTCTTTTGTTAGATTTTGGAGATTTAATCTTTTCCCCTTTCATATTTTCTTTGATGTTCCTTTCCATATCATTAATATCAGAATCTAACCTTAACCTTCTCCTTAATTCTTCCTTTTCCTTATTATTCATAATAATATATTTTGTACAAATATAAATATTCCTAATATACCTTTAACGAAAATATTAGAAATAAATATAAAATTGGATTTAAAATTTATTTTTGTATTATATACGACCATATCCTTATCTATGTTTTTATATTTATATATAAGGGTTCTATAAACACTTAAACAACCCTTCAAACTTCCAACTTTTTCGTAAATCTTTATTTTCAAACCCCTAACTTAGCAATACATTTGTTTTACACTTGTTATGTGCATATCCTAAAAATATCCTAACAACAATTTATAAAATTCAAGTTCAAAATTTATTCTGTATATATACACCCTTAATAAAGGGAATACGCAAAAATTACGGAATTTTTTTTTAAACCTCCGTATTAAATCAAGAAACTTTTTAAATATTTAAAATAAGTAAAGAAAAGTAAAAAATTTATTAACAATTTTATTTTTTATGTCTTTTTTTTAGAATTTACAAAGAAAAAAAGC